AGCATCATGTTCGATGTCAAACGGTAGAATTGACCATGTACCTATTCGCAGCTCTTGCTTTGCCTTAATCGTGCATAAGCGATGACTTTCAAAATTCATAGCTTGTTGTGTTCCAGCAGTCATATAGCTGATTACACCATTGTCGACAAACTGCTTTGTGTACTTTGCATGATCACCATGTTCGTGTGTGATAAGACACCCTGCTATATGTCTTGTTTTATATTTGAAATGCTTTTGAACACGTTCAAATTTTATACCTGCCTCAAGTAGTAACGTAGTACGTCCATCATTTAAGACGTAGCAGTTACCACTTGAACCAGTTGCTATTGTTTCAATTAAAATGGCTCTTCTTCGCTTTCTTTTTCTGTTGCAGGTTCTTTTATTTCTTCAAAGTCAGATACATCAATAGGCTTATCATTTTCTAATTCTGTGTATTGTGCTTCTTCAAGAACTGGTTGTTCAAAGTCCAATTGTTCTTGATTTGCATTTTCTTCAACTTCTGCGTCCAACACTTCTTTGCGTTGACGTTGTTCGGATTCTTGTGCGTATTTGAAAAGATTGCTATCTGTTGATGTGTTGATATAACGTTTAGCAGCTCTATTGATAACTGTTTTTTTAGCCATTTCTTCTTTGAAATTATTATGTGTTTTAGAATTTTGTAATGCTTTTTCATCTTTAATCATTGATGACTGCATCCATGCTTGTTTAATTTGTTCAATAGTCATGACTTCAATATAGTTATCTCGTCCATCATTAAATACGATTGTGCAGTACGCACCGATAATGTTTTCTTTGTCGATGTTAAAGAAGTCTTGTTCGTGTTTAATCGCTTTGATACGTCCTGTTTCTCCCATTTCTTGCTTGAATGTATCGCCTTTATAAATCACTTGAGCAACAACATCTTGAGCACCTGCATCACGTTTTAACATCATTACATTACCGTGATAGCTACGTTGTAACTGCATTTTGTTGCCGTAAGGAATAAAGTAGCATTGATTTTTAGCTGGATTTAAACCTTGCGTTACCATGTCTAATAAGGCATTTGCTTTGCTTGTATCGTTACAACTCATTAATTTGTTATCTTGGCTGATTTGTAACCATGCTTGTTTCATGGCATTACTTGGTGAATAATCATTTGGCAATTCCAAATTGCCTTGTGACTCTAAAACTCTCACTTTGTTTAATACGTTGTCAGATACGTTCTTTTCTTGTACTAATTGTTGTTCAATAGTTTGTAATTTATTATTTTCAGTCATTTTATATAGTCTCCATTCTTAATTTTTTATCTTGTTCATTTACTATCAATTGAATTTGTTGTGATTCTGTTTTGATAAGCTCTGTTACTGATTCAGCATTATCAATAAATATTGGCGCTGTAACTTTAAAATGTTTTGATAGTGTGTTGATGATATCTAAGCCAACATTAATTCTTGAGGCGTTATTTAAACCGCTGTCATACTCGACACCATTAACCGTTGTTGAACATGTTTCTTCTAATTCGCCGTTAACTAAGGTATTGAATAGCTTAAATTCAGCAATATCAAATTCGTTATTGATGTTTTCAGTAAGCATTTTGACTTTTGTTGTTGTAAATTCTTTTAAGATATAAAGGTCATGTGAATACTTTTCTTTTTCATCCAATAATCTGTCTTCTTCATTTCTTAATTCAGAAATAACATCATCTAGATGTTTATTTGATTTTTCGATTGATATTGACACTTCAATTTCTGATTTTTCTTGAGTAAGTTCGCTTATTTTGTCATCTATTCCTGAAACTTTATCTTGAATAGTTTTCCTGATGTTAGAGCGTTTTTGATTAATCTCATTTATCTCTAACATTACTGCTTTGTATTCGTCAGTTTGCGTAACGTCAACGTGAGTTGTTTTCAACTTATTAATTTTGTTTTGTATTCTTGCTGAACGCTCTTCTGCTTCGTTGATTTTAATTTGTAAATTATTGTTGTCATCCTCTAATTTCTCGATAATTGGCTTTATTTTCTTGCCCTCTGAAATAATGTGATTGATAGATGTTTGTATTGTTTCTAATTCTTTCGATTTGTTTGCATTGAATTTCTGCAATGCTTTTTCTCTTACCTCACTCACTTGTTCAGCTGGTAACTGTTGACCACAACAACTACATACATTGTCATCAAGATATTCAAATTTTTGATTTTTAGCTTTTTCTAAATCACTTTTTAATCCTTTATGATTTTCTAATAATTGATTACGTCGATTTTCTTCATGTGTAATTTGTTGTTTGTTTTGCTTTAATCTTGTTTTAAGATTCGCAACCGTTCCATTTTCAACGTGTAGCTCATTTGTTAAAGCATGTATTTTGTTCTCATTACTGGCGCTATTATTAGCTTCTATGCGCTTCAATTCTGATTGTTTATCAGCTAATTGGTTACGCAAATTAATTTCTTCTGCACCGTTTTGAATATCTATACGCTCATTTTCAAGTTGCTCAATTTCTTGTTTTATGATTGTGTGTCTATCATTATCGAATTCCGGTACATCCTGCTTATTTTGTTGCGTTTGGTTAATACGTATCGGAATATCTTTGATATCTTTGTTAATCTGTTTTATCTTGTCTGTAAGAATCTTTTTCTTTGTTTCAATTTCGTGATCTCCAAGAATATTATTTAGTTCTTTAAAATCATCATTTGTTTTAATGACATCCTCATCATTGATTGGTTTAGCGATTTCAAACAACAAACTTCTTCGTTTCTTCCAATCTAGTAAGTTAAATGCTTGAGGGTTCGTAATTAACTTGAATACATCTTCATCAATCAGTTCATCAATACGAGCTTTATAATCCTTTACTTTTATTGATTCATCATTGATATATTGTTTCTTCGTTCGACTTCGTGAGTATTCCTTGCGATTCGTTTTTTGATTTATTGTGTATTTAGGATGTGACTCTTTTTTAAAAGTCGTAATTTTTCCGTCGATTTCAAATTCTGCGAAAACAGTCGGAATTAACTCATAATTTTCTTCGTTTTTTTCGTTTAAAGGTACAGGGTTAAATGATTTGGTTGAACCGTCTAAACCCTTATCGAAAAGCAGCCATTGTAATGCGGTTGCTGTTGTAGTCTTGCCAGTCGCATTATTGCCGTATATTTTTGCATCTTTACCGTCAAAGTTAAATTTTTCTTCTTTGATTCCAGCAAAGTTCGATATAGTTAACTTATTTATTTTCATATCTTTCCTCATGCTCCTTTTTTAATCTTCCGATGACCTCTTAGCACCTCGATAATTAAATTTTTTATTCGTTCATGGCTGTCTGGATTGATTTCATGTATCTGCACAAGCTTATTGTTTGTTTTGTAACTGTCGTGATAGTGCAAGAAATTAATCGATAAGTATCCGTGATGATTACGTTCAATTTCCAATAATGCTCGTTGGTTTGACAAAGTATATTCGTCGAATAACGTCTTAAAAATATTCAATATATTTCTTTCTGTATCTCTCATGCTTATACCTACCATTTCATGACTAAGTTAATTAGTCTGTCATAATCATCTGCGTTTTCTTCAATCCATTCGTAAATAGATTGATTTAATATGTCTAATGCTGTGTATAGATCGTTCTCGTCAGAAACTAGTAGCCCGTCAATTGAATTTCCTTCATGATCTAAAACGACTATTTCGACACTATATGCTCGCTTCTTAACTCTTAATTGAAAATCAAAGCCATCTACATTAAATATTTTTCGACATACGTCACCCGTTTTGTAATACATTGTTTTAGTCCTCCTTGTCGTCATCTATACCGAGAATTTTTTGTGATTTACACATTTGGAGAACATTGACAATATCTTTATAACTCTTAGTGCTATCCAATAAGTAAGCAAGATCAAAAGTATGACCAATCACAGAACTTGAACCTGCTAAATAATCTCCGTCGATAACTCCTATTGATGAGAAAAGCAAAATATCAAATTTACTTTCTCCCTTAATTTCTTTCGCTAATTCATACAATTCTGCCGTTTTTTCAGATAATAAGTCTTTTATTTCTTCCTGCGTCATGTCTTTATAATTTTTAGTCATGGTTGACTTCCTCCGTTTTTCGTTTTATATTTAACTTGAATTTTATTTCTTAAATGTTTGTTACTGTTACTTGTTGGCGCAAGTAGCAGTTTTTTTATTCTTCATAAAAGTATTCCTTATAGAATATGAATGTTGCGATACTTGCGAATCCTGCAATTGACCATGCTGTAGTGAAGTATAGAAACGGCATAAGTACAATCGCTAAGACTGTGAAGCATAGTACTGCTACTAGGTAGCTTTTATAAGTTTTACTCATTTGTTGTGCCCTCCTTTGTAAATCTCATTAAAATGTTCATCTACAAACTTATGCATCCTTCTTGCGTTAAACCTCCAACGATTAAAATTCTCATCAGGATAATGTACGATACCTTGTGCTCTTAACTCTTTTTCGAGTCTAGGGTGAAATAATAACCTGTCTTTGATTGTTTCATCAGATGCAATTTTTAATTTCTTCTTTAAGTCGCTCATGTTCCATACAGGGTCTAATGAGTAAGCTATTAACTCTTCATATTCATCTTTTGTGATAAGCACGTGTGTTTCAGGTATTGGAACTGTTACGTTTAAAATATGTGGCATTTCTATCTTTCCTTTCGTGTATAATGTTGTTATCAACCTAAGGTAGTGATAAGTATGAAATTAGATCATGATTGTGTTAGACATCTTTTGTTAGAAATTGAAACTAATAAAAAGATTGGTGAACCGCTCACCGAATACAATTTCAAAGATAATGTTGTATTTGGAAAATATGATTTTGAAACTGTAATGTATGCATTATTAAAACTGGAAGAAGCAAAGTATGTTAGTGTTAAATTCGGTTGGGAAGATGGACATATTTATGGTTATACAATTAACGATATAACTTGGTCAGGGCATGAATTTTTAGATAATATCCGAGACAATCACACTTGGAAAGAAGTTAAAAAAGTCGCAAACAAAACCACTAGTATGTCCGTAACATTGCTAAGCAAATTAGCTTTTAATTATCTAACACAAAAATTTAATCTAACTTAAATTCTTTTCCATCTATTAATCCATAAAAGTTATTTTTTAAATGCGGATGTCTTTCAAGCGTCATTTCAATAAAACGCTGGTCTATCATTAAGTCGTAGCCATCGTTGTATTGAATATTAACGGGTCGTCTATTACCTTCTTCGTCATAGTAGTAATAGATGACTTTTTTGTTTTGAGCTTGCATTGTTCGTTCCTCCTATTAAGTTGTTTGTTTTTCTCCTAAAAACTTATTAACAAAGTATTGTTGTCCTTTGCCTGTTACTTTTGGCGTCTTACTAATTGATGTGTGACCGTCCGAATGTGTGATTGATGTTTCTTTAATTTCGAATAACTCACGTTCCATTGAATACTGTGTAGGCATGTTATAATCCACACCCTTGCGTTTAATAAGGAATCCGTTTTGACGTAACCACTCAAACAATCTGCGTTGCCCGATGTTTATACCGTTTTGTTTAATGATCTTTGCTAACTCTCCAACTAAAATTGATGTCTTAGTAGTAGCTACTGCATCTGCAAATACAATTTTTGGTTTATCACGTTCAATCTTTGTTTCTAATTGATTGATTGTGTTGTTAGCAATTTTTAAAGCACGTTGCATAATCATTTCTGGACTGTTCCATGCTTTCTCTACTTGGATGAAATACTCTCTAAAATCAAAACCTTTTTCTGTACCTGACATCATCGCAACATGTTTAGCTACATCAAGTGTTAAAGCATAATCTTCTAGTTGTCTTACAGCTCCGTTATTAACAACCGTACTTGTAAGTACACTTGTAAAATCCCTATTTTCTTTGAAATGCTTCAAGTTAATTTCTGCCCAAGCGCTAAAACGCTTTTTAACTTCCAAAGCTTTATATAACTCTCTTGCACTTATTGCGATTTCTCCATTTTCTTTTTCTTGTATGTTGAACATTTCGCCGATGTTCGATTTTGTTTTTAATGCTTGCATATTGTTTATGCTCCTTTCGTGTATAATGTTGTTATCAACCTAAGGAGGTGATAAGTATGAAACTTCTAGTTACTTTAAAGGATGGTTCAAAAAAACATGTTTCGGATTTAAAGAAAATTGTTTTTCCAGGATATGAAGGAATTGAAACTGTTACAAAAGAGGAAATCGAAACATTTTTTCTAGACCCTACTAAAACTTATGTGTTTGTTGGATCTCAAACTCTAAGTGTGGAGGCAGGGCAAATCCTTACCGTTGAATTTAGCTAACCTTTTTCAACAACTCTGCAACTGCTCGCAACAGTTCAGGGTTGTTGTTTCTTTCTAAACAGTAACTAGCATGCTTGAGTAATTTGAGTTTTAATTTATTTTTTTCTTTCGCAATTCTAAATTTTTGTAACATTTGTTGTTCCTCCTTTATTCGAAATCATCGATAGTTAATTCTGAAACTCTCTTTTCATAGAT